CTGGGTACAACAAACCCAAAGCCACCCCTAGCCACCCCACCAAATCTCACGTGGTTGTAGCCAAAGTAGGCGACCAAGTGAAAACGATACGGTTTGGTCAGCAAGGTGTGTCAGGTTCCCCTGGTGGGTCTAAACGCAATGAAGCGTTCAAAGCTCGTCATGCTTCCAACATTGCTAAAGGTAAAATGTCTGCCGCATACTGGGCAAACAAAGTTAAGTGGTAAACCCATAGTGGTACCCTTATACACACATGGGTACTAAACGTTCAGTCTCTCCAGCAGACAAAGCTAAATTCTTTGCTGCTATCTCCTCCGGTAAAACCATCGGGGATGCTTCCCGTGTCGCCGGTATCCACATCAACACAGGTTCCAAATGGTTAGCGAAAGCTAAAACCCTTCAAGCCGCACATGACCTTGAAACGTTAAAAGGTAACAAGTCTCGCGCCCATTCCGGTGGCGTACAAAACGACTCATACAACGCTTTCATGGAAGCCATTGATTTACCATCTGCTATCCCTCATGACCAGTTATGTGAAGAAGCCATACGAGGGTTGGAAGATTTTGGGTTTTTCCGTGAGTATTACCTTGGTCGTGTACCTTCACCTTGGCAAGTGGATGCGGCCCTAAAAATTATTGAATGGCTCGAATCAGAAGAAAAAGAATTCGTAGTAATCAATGTTCCTCCTGGTGCCGGAAAGTCAACCCTGTTCCATGATGTAGCTGTTTGGGGTATCTGTCGTAAACGAGACATCCGAATAATGATTGGGTCTGTATCTCAGAACATGGCGAAGCTGTATTCCCGCCGTATCCGTGAAACCCTTGAACGACCTATGCCTATGCTTCCTGACCCCATGCTTGTCAAAAAAGGACTGGCACAAGATGCTTTGGGTTGTCTCAGTATTGACTACGGCAGGTTCAGACCTACAGATAAAGGAGCGTTATGGAGGGCAGACGAATTTGTTGTGGAACAAATCGGTGGCAACGGGCTGGACAACAAAGAACCAACCGTACGCGCCTACGGTATCGAAGCAGAATTCATTGGACACCGCGCCGACCTATGCCTTTTTGACGACGTAGCCTCACCCGACAACACCCGTGAGTCAGCTTCACGAGACAAACTGTTAGAACGATGGGATGGTGTGGCGGAAGCCCGTGTAGACCCAGGCGGTTTGCTATGTGTCATCGGCCAGCGTCTAGGAGCAGGAGACTTGTACGCCCATTGTTTAGCGAAAGTTTCGTATGACGACCTTGATGAAGATTACGACGGGTCAGACATTGAAACACCTGAACAAGTTGACGCTATGGAACCCCTCAAATCATCTAAGTACCGCCATATTGTGTATCAGGCGTACTACCCAGAACTAGACACCGGCAAAGAATCACGCCGTTTTGACTCCCCCGCATACCCTGACGGGCCACTATTAGACCCTAAACGTCTACCGTGGAAAGACTTATCGTTCATTCGACACTCCAAACCTGACGTTTTCCGTGTTGTCTATCAGCAAGAAGAACTAGAACTAGACGGGTACCTCATATCTAAGACATGGATATACGGAGGCCAAGGAGATGATGGTGTTACATACCCTGGATGTATTGATGACAACCGAAACCACGGGCAAATCCCTCCAAACCTAGCCCCACCTGTACTGTCAGTAGTATCCATTGACCCTTCCCCCACAAAATTCTGGGCTTTAACATGGATGCTGTATCAACCAGAACTAAACCTTTACCATGTAGTGGATATCGAGCGTTGCAAACTCACCGCTGAAGAACTACTGGGGTACAACACCACCACAGGTGAATATTCCGGCATTATGGATGAATGGCAGGAACGTTCATTCCGTTTGGGATACCCAATATCCCATTGGATTGTTGAAATCAACGCCGCACAACGGTTCCTTCTACAGCATGACTTTGTACGCAAATGGGCTTCCCGCAGTATGGTAAACATCCTTCCTCATACCACTAGCCGCAACAAATTGGATGAGAAACTGGGTGTTGAAGCGTTGCTACCCCAGATTTTCAGGACAGGGAATATACGTTTGCCAAATAACCGTATAACCTGGAAGACAATGGCAGCTGTTGGGGAGTTAACTTCGTGGACTACAGACAAAAAGAACGGCACAGACATTGTTATGTCTATATGGATGGCTGTCCTGAACATCCCTAACTTGTCTACAGCCAAACTTCCACCCCGCCAATGGCGACCTTCATGGCTTAACTCGTGAACCGTGTGTTATCGTTATATTGTTTGAGTCACACTAAAGGTCCTGCATGAAATCAATCGAAGAAATAGTTGACCTTTACCGCCAACGTGTAACAGCACAAGGCCCTGTCCTTTCACAAATGCGCCAAGTCCGTCAACTTGCCAATGGTGATGTGGTTGTTCCATTAAACGAACTAGACCGCAACACCAAATCTTCCGTTGCAAACCTACTCGTACAAGGTTTAGACCAGATGGCTATGCGTGTATCTTCCACCATGCCAGTGCCTTATTTCCCTGCATTACGTGAAGGTCAAGACCGCAGCATGGCTATGGCTCGTGACCGCAAACGAGCAATGCTTTCCATTTGGGACCAGAACCGTATGAACATGAAGATGCGCCGACGCGCCCGTCACCTTCTTGCATACAGCAACTCACCTATCTACATCAAACCAAACTTTGACAAACGAATCCCAGAGTGGCAGTTACGCAACCCACTAGACACCTTCCCTGCACCATCAGTAGACCTAGACAACCCAGTACCAATGGATTGCATTTTCTCATACAGCCGCACATACGCATGGCTAACCCAAAACTATGGTTATCAATTAAATGGCGTACTACGTGTAGGTCAACCACAACCAGACGACATGTTCACCATCCTTGAATACTGTTCAGCAGATGAAGTTGTCACTCTTGTTATGGGCTACGAAAAAGAACGCGACCCTATTAGTGGCACCGCCTATATGGGTTCACCAGCTGTAGAACTATCCCGTGTAATCAACCGCACCGGCATGCCACTCGTTATCGTTCCACAACGCATCACGCTCGATAAAGCACACGGACAATTTGACGGTCTACTCGGCATGTACTACACACGCGCACGTTTACAAGCCCTCACCGAAATTGCTATTGAACGAGGCATCTTCCCAGATGAATACCTTGTAGCACGCCCAGGTGAAAACCCTGAAATCATGCAAATCGCAGACGGCAAATCAGGACAACTTGGTGTTGTAAAGGGTGGAGACATTCAAGTACAACAGTCAAACCCTGGCTACAAAACAGACTCAGCACTTGACCGTCTTGAACGCCAAGAACGGCTCGAAGGTGCTATCCCCGCAGAATTCGGTGGAGAATCAGGAACCAACATCCGTACAGGTCGCCGTGGAGATTCAATCCTTGCAGCAACAGTTGACTTCCGAGTTCAAGAAGCACAAGAAATCTTCTCATCATCCATGATTGAAGAAGACAAAGTAGCTATTGCAATCGAAAAAAACTATTGGGGCAACACAGCCAAATCGTTCTTTATGCCAGGTATGGGTGGCGGTATTAAAGATTACACACCAAACAAACTATGGGAAACAGACTTCCATTATGTTGCATATTCCGCAGCAGGTTCAGATGTCAACAGTCTCATTGTTGGTTTAGGTCAACGTCTTGGTACTGGGCTTATGTCTAAAGAATCAGCCCGTGAAGCAGACCCTCTTATCTCAGACCCAGAGTTGGAGAAAGACCGTCTTGTTGCTGAAGGTATTGAAGCTGCATTGTTGTCTTCTATTCAGACACAAGCCGCAGACCCGAATGGTCCGTACCAACCTGATGACCTTGCATATATTGCTACGCAAGTACAATCAAACAAAATGAATCTTTCACAGGCAATCATGGCTGCACAAAAACGCGCACAAGAACGTCAAGCTGCACAGGTTCCTGCTGGCGCACCTGCTGCGCAACCTGGTTTGTCTGCGCCTGGTATGGGTATGGAAGCTGGCACTGGTGCCGCACCTGCTGGACCTCCACAACTTTCTGACCTTCTTGGTCGTCTTGGTGGGGGTGCGGGTGCTTCTGCACAACCACAATCACCTGGCGGTGTAATGGCACTTGCTAATTCATTGGGGGCTTAATGGCTGACTATTCAAACCGTACCGACTTGCAGAACCCTGCGGCAAAAATGGCTGCAACCGCCGCTAAAGGCCAAGCATATGGTGAAGCAGGCAAACAAATAGCGGCTCAACAGGCTGTACCAATGGGTGCATCACCTGCACCTTCAATGCCACAAGGTATTGCACCTGGCTCAATGGGTGGTTTAACAAGACCAACAGATAGACCTGCTGAACCCATCACTGCCGGTGCAGATTTTGGTGCCGGACCAAACGCATCACAATCAGGAATACCAACTATTGCCCCAGGGTTTAATGATTCATTAGAAGAATTAAAAGTTTTGTATCGTCAATTCCCTAACACTGATTTAGGTAATTTGTTGTCTTCATTACTTAATGAAGGTGCATAGTGACTAAAACAAATAGCCTTGCTGTAGATAATGTTATTTTTGACACCCTCCAAGCAGAGAACACAAAAGTTAACCAATTCCAAGCGACAGCAACCCCACAAATAGCTACTCGTCTTGGTGAAATCCACGCTGCGTATCCTGGTTTAACTGCAGGTGTAAAACTTGCAATGGCTAAATCAGGGATGACTAATCAAACTATTGACAAAATTTATCCACAAGCATCAAGTGTTTCATTGGTTCAAGCTACTGAACCACCAAAACAAAAAACATGGTATCAACGTAACGTAATGGATAAAGTTAAAACTGGTTCACGATACGGTTTTGCAGCATTAAACCTTCCTCTTGACATTATTCAAGGAACTGCCGCCCAAGCATTTGATAACAACTCCAGTATTGACGGATGGTTTGCATCTACAGATATTGGTTCGTTAATTAAAAACGACACTGAAGCAGGTAGTGGATATTTTATGGGTGGTAAAGCTCGTGAACTTCAAGCTCAACGTGCGCGTGATTATCGAGGAACTATTGGTGGTCATGCTTGGACTATTGGCCGTGGTCTTGCTTCTACTGTTTTTCAACCTGACACTATGGGTTTTAACCTTATGTCTGGTATTTTTGATGCTGCTACAGCGTTGGCTGTTCCGGCTGTTCCTGGTGCTTCCCAAGCTAAAGGTGCAATTCTTGCCGCTGAAGAAGCAGGAAAAGGTGGCGCATTTATTTCTGGTGCCTCTCGTGTTTTAGAGTCAATAGGCAAAGGCTCAACAGTTATCAACCGCACTAGCATGACGGCTAAAGAAATTGAAGATGCCCGCAAAGGTATTCTTGTTGGTAGTCAAGTTGATTTTGAAAAAGCCAATCATTGGTTTGCTACTGCTCATGCCCAACGTGTTGTTGACCGTACTGCTCAAACTAATGATTTTGCTGGTGTGTGGGATTTGTATGGTCGTAAAATTGAACCACAACTTGCTTTAGATTTGTCTAAAGAATCAGAACCAAACAAAATTCGTCTTATTCTCCTTGACCAACTTGGCACACATAAAGGTCTTGTAGACACTGGAGACATCAAAGGTGGAAAAAAAGTTTA